GAGGCTGACATTGTTCGGAATATTGAATTCGTTGGGTCACTGAATGATTCAAAGAGGGTGTTGTCACCAGCACGCGTTGTTAGGCGGTCTCGGCTGAGGACAGGCGGCGGGGGCATGATTCCTAGGAATCAAGCTGCAACGATGTCGGCGTTGTGTAAGCGAAATATAGGCGTGCCTGCAAATAGGGGTCATGTCAATCTTTCGTATACTCCTGGTAGAGTAGTTGACTCTATTATTTCTGCGTGTTACGTGGATGGTTGGCAAGATATCTTGGCACAAGAGTTGGATGCTGGGTTGTGGTTGCCCGTGGTACATGATATTGAGGAGTATGTTCCAAAGGTTACTACTCAGCAGATGGAGACAATGATGCATGAATTTGTATCAACGGCGGATGAAGATTTGTCACGTTGGCTGTTGATGGTGAAGGGGTTGGCGAAGCCCCCGATGGATGAGGGCGCCGCAGAGAAGGTGCAGCAACCGCAGACCATAATGTACAGTGATCAGAAGACTGTGAATGCGAAGTATTCTGCGATGCAGACTCGGTTCTTCAAGGCAATGCGTGCAATGTTGAGACCGAATATTTCGTTCAATAATAGGGATTCTCCCGCTGAACATGAGGTGTGGTTTAACTCTTGTCAGGGAGTCCGTAGTACGGCTGGTCAAGTTTGGTCGTATGAGGGTGACATTATGTGTTACGACAGGTCATTGGAGCATGTTGCTCAGTTGGTGGAATTGAGTTTCTACCGTCGTCATGGGTTGAATGAAGAGACGTTGCGGAAGTGGTCCGAGACGCATGGGGTGAAGAAGGCCACATCTATGATGTTTGGCATAGTTGTGTATGTGATGATGCAAGGTTTGTCAGGGATTTGGAAGACGTTGTTTCGCAATGGTCTGGTGTGTCTTGGGGCACTGGTCTATAGTGCAGGGTTGACAGCAGAGGATATTATCACGTTGGATGTTGTAGGTGATGATTTTGCTTTGGAGGCAAATAAGCCAGTGGCTGTGAGCCAAGTTGTAGAGGGCTTTGCATGGACATTCAATTTGACTGCGAAGTTATATGGCGCAGACATTTTGTATGTTTGCAGTAAATATTGGCTTTATGTTGACGGATGGTGGTATTTCGTGCAGGATCCACTGCGGAAGATAGAAAGTGTTTCTAATGCGGTGGCTGCTTCTGAGAAGCTTGATGAACGTCTGGTAGAGAAGTGGATATCACTTCGGGATGATTTGCGACATTACGATAATTCTATCGTAATGGAGGCGCTTTCTGAGGCTGTTAGGATCAGGAAGGGACTCCGGGTCGCCCCGATGGGAATTATTCGTGCGCTGGCTACGTTTGCTGCCAGCAAAGAAGCGTATTTAGGTTCGTTTGGACCTGAGGAGTATTTAGGGTAAATTTTGTTTTGTGAAATTGTGGTTTTGGTCTTAGTTAGGGTGTTGGATGTATTTACCTGTACATCGTTCACGGAAAAAAAA